AGCAATAGTTACTACTGTCGGAAATTCTATAGCCGAAGCTGCCCCCGTTCCTATTCTTATTTCAGTATCGCCTGATGCCGCACTTAATTGTAAATTAGTTTTAAACAATGTTATGCTATCATTTGTTCTCCACAATTTATTATTATGTTGAACTACCGAACCTGTAGGATAATCTAGTGTGTTTTGCCAATTATAATTAAAAGAACTATTACCAGATATATGATCTACTTCTAATCCTGATATTTTATATAGTTGTGTACTTTTATCGAAACCTAAAATACTTTCATGTAATCTTTCAGCAAATCTAGCAGGAATAGAATTATTATCTTTTTCTCTAATAGAAATCCATTCTTTATTGGTGGTATCAACATCTGATTTAAAATTAATTTGAAGAACTGAATTTTTTGTTAGATAATCGCCTATATTACCTGTTATAATGTTAGACGCTCCACCTGGAGAAGCCCAAAAAATACCTGATGCTGTTGGGTCATTTATATATTGAGCTATATCTTTTGTTGAAAGTTCTCTTCCAGGATTATTTTTAGGTACAGAAGTTTTATTTTTAACCCAAAAATAATAAAAAGTTTTCATACTATCAGATACATAATCATATTCTGTTGTTTCTGACCAATAGTAAAATGTTTCACCATCAATAATTCTATGATAGGCTTCGCCACTACAAATAACTTCGTCTATTACAAATTCGCCATTTACTAATTCTACCCATTCATCTGGAAGTACCACACTTCGTGTCCACTCATAAACATCTACAGATGAACCTGGAAATTGTTTGCCCCAATTTTTAAAAGTATAATCTACATCATTGCCTATTTCATAATCTAAGTATCGTACCGTGTTAAGATCCCACCATGTAGTTCCTTGTTCTTCTTTCCCCCAATATCGATTTGAAGTTACCGATGCATCTATATCTGTTGTACTATTATATAAAGCATTATCATATGATGCAATTATATCTAATTCTTTTTCTGCAATTCCAGGAATTATTCCTTTATAGGGATCCCATGTTTCTGCTATTGCTAGTGTATTATTTGTGCTATAATCATAGATTGTTATATTGTTAATATTGTCAATATTTGCTTTTAATTGCTGTGTTCGGCTAGAAGTCCATATTTTATTTTCACTATCATATGAATATACACCATATCCTAATGGTTTGGTAATGTAATAAATTGTTATAGTTTTACCTACTTGCCACAGTGATCCTATTGTTCCGCTATTAAAAATTATTTTTGTACCAGCATCATTAATAGTCCAATTAGCAAGATTACTAGAATTTTTAAATGGTACTAATGTTTTAGTATCGCCAATATGAACATATATATCATTTGTAACTTGTTGACTATCCCCATTTGCATCGGTAAATGAAGTAAGAGATACGGTATATGCTAATGTATATTCATTTAAAGAAACTGCTCCTGCGGTGGTATATGCTGTGTTTATTGCATCTGCAATAGCAGTTTGACCGATAACTATGTTTTGTTGTGTTAATGCACCATCTACAAACCCATAGGATCCGTCTGCCCATGAATAAGCCGAATCATTTAAAGACGAACTTAATTGCGACGAATCTGAAAATCGTTGTTTTCTAAAAATGAAAAGTTTGCCATATGCTTCATTATCATTAACAAATTCATCAATATAAAATTGTTTTACATTTCGTAATCCGCATGTAGCACAATCGCTTCCTGTAGGAAATCCTGTAACTTTATGAATACCGTTTAATCCTGGATTATTTTCTGCTCCTGTTATAAAAATATAATCGCCTTCGGTTAAATAATGCGCCTTATTTAATTTAACTAATGCTTCATTACCGGTATCATAACCTTTACAAATTTCCTCAATATTAAATGAAGCATCTTGTAGTATATAAGATTCCCATCCGTTAGCAGTTGCGTTAGCAACCCAAACAGAAAATAAACCTGCTTCATTTTGTACTAACCAAGGGTCGGTACTATTAGACGAAGGCTTCCATTGAAATGCAGACATATATACGGTTGTATCATTTACTGGTAAATTAGCTGAAGGAACTGTGCCTGCAGAAAAATTAAAAGTCATAAAATAATCGCCATTAGCATCAACACCTGTTGCAGCCGAATCTCTACTAAGAACAGAATAATATGTATGATCAAACGCACCAAATCTTGCTTCTAAACCAATAATACTAGTTGCATATGGATCTTCGGTAGAAAGGTTATCTGTGGTGTCGGCAGTTACTTTTGTTGCATTGTCTTGAGAAAAAACTACTTTTTCTATTCTTAATCTATTCAACGAACCATCTGAATGAGTTGTTGTGTAATAAGCATTAACAATACCGTTAACATTTTTATTTGCATTTCTAGCAACTTGATTTACCCAGCGTTGGCCTTTGTGTCTTACAACTTCTCCTAATGCATAACTTTTATAATCTTTCCATGTAGTAGGTTTTAATAAATTGTATACCATAGATTCGTTGTCGTCTTTATAGTTGTCGTATAACGATGGTAAATCACTTAAATTAAACAATCTGTATGTTGTATCTGTTAATCTTAAATATCCGGCGTTAGGAAGATCTTTTACATATCTTGCTTCTTCGGCTAGATCTGATACTATACTATCTTTTTTTGTTCTAGTTGTAAAAGATATAGCAGGAGTTGTTGATGGTTGTTCTAACCATCTAGAATCGCCTGGTAACATACTAATACTGGTATCAAATGTTATATCGGTTGCTTGTCCTGCATATATTTCGTCAAAATTTATTAACTGTGGATTTGTTTTAATATCACTATCTTTTATAGTAAATTCTTTAGTATCTTGCGGAGGAGTAGGCCCAAATTCCGCCAATCTAAACATCCATTCTTCTTGAAGATCAATATCAACACTTGCTTCTAATAAAAAAGTACTTCGAGTTAATCTATCAAATACTTCAGGAGTACCTTTTAGATGACTTACGCCTTTCATAAATTGAAATTGCGTATCATCTGATAGCCTCATATTTCTCAAAAATTCTTTTTTCTCGTACCCTATATTTTTTCTAGCAACATCTCTTAAATTAGTATCTAATAAAGTTTGCTCTGCGTCAAACAAACCTCTGTTTATATTTGCTATTGATTTATCAAAATTTTCGTATACTGTGTCATTATTGATAATATAACCCGGCGCATTTAATGTACCATTCCAATCAGTTGTTTTAAGAAAATCTATTTTAAATCTGTTTTTAATACTACCAAATAGAGGTTCATATATAACATCATCGAATATGGTTTTATTATTCATTAGTAAAACATGTTCATAATCACAGAATACAAACTTAGCAAAATAAATTGCTCGTGTTGTACTTTTAGGTGACACTGATATATAATCATTTTGTCTATCAAAATTAATATCTTTTCCATCAAATGTTTTACTATCTTTATCTTTAAACGAGCTACCATATTTGTATAAATTACTTTTTGCATGTCCTTGAACATACGTTAAATATACGGATTCACCTGCAGGAGAAATTTGAATCGAAGTATTATTGTCATACTTTGTTTCTGCCCATATTACAAATTGATTGCCCGATAAACTCCAATTCTGTACATTATTATTAGTATCATAATTATTAAAAACAAATCCTACTGACTCTAAATATTTTTCATATTCTAACAAGAAAAGGTAAACATCATTTATTGTTAAGAACTCTGTACCATATAAAACTTTTTTTGATATTGTTTCGTATTCTGAAAAATAATATAAATTAGTATTACTAACTGTTATAAATTTTTGATTGATTCTGATAGAAGGTAAAATATTAAAGTAAGGTCTATCATTATCCCAACCTGTTATTTTGTAACCTTTACTAGTCTTAATAATTTCTACTCCGCTGTAACAATAATACTTGTATGGAGAGCTTGTGTAAAATTTAATAAAAATATCATCTTCGGGTATAAAATTATTAGACTTTTCTGAAGGTAAACTATCTGCTAATAACGAAACTGATGTTTTAGATGAATACCCTTCCATTCTAAATGCTAATTGTGTATCTAATTGTTTTATTTGTTTTGCAAAATCTTCATTAATATTGTTGCCTAAATACATTAACCTATCAACAATAGGTTGTTGAATTCCTAATATTCTTCTAGACAAATCGGTTGTATCTATTTCGTTATGAATGTATAATAAATTAGAATTATGTCTTTGTTTTGTTTTGTCTGATATAATTTGTTTTTCTTGGGATACATCTACTATTTCAATAGTACCGCCCATGCCTGCATGAGGTGCTGCACAAAAATAATATAAAACATCTGGTGCACCTGACTGTGGAGTAAATGTTCTTGCGGCTGCTGTCCCTCCCCATCCTGATGCGTATTGTGAATTACCAGAATTATCATAAGTTGCTGATAATTGAAAAACATGTGAACCTATAGATGTATCCGATAAATCAAATGTATATGTTATACCTTTTTGTAATACTATTTTCTTTTGTGGTACACCGTCTAAATAAAATCGATTAGCAGTTCCATCATTTGCGACAGTAATTTTAATCGTTACCGATACTATACCATCATTTATTCTATCTAGTGTATCATAATTTTCTTCAAAAGTTTGAGTAGGTCTTGCAGACTGTTTCCAGTTATATTCATGAAATGGAAATAAAACACTTCTATTCCAAACAGTCTCTATAGGCCCTCCGTCTCCAAACTTAAAATCACTCATGGCGTTTTGTGTAGTAGGAGAAGTTACTCCCCAAGTATCAGGATCTTGTAAAGAGCCATCGGTAGCAACAGGAAATGTAGCACTCGGTCTTGCAACATTAATATCTTGGACAATAGTTTGGCCATGTTCGGATATAATTCCTTTTTGCAATGCATTAATTAAATTATTTCGTTTAGTATTATTAACCCATTCGTAATGTGTATCCCACCAACTAGGTTTTTCTGTAAAACCTAACATTTCCCACGGATGTGTATGTGGTCTATCAGTATCAAAATAATATTTGTAAATACCTCTCCAGAACCCTATACCTTCTGTTTGTGTTGAAGAATAATTATGTGTAAATTTATTATTTGCATCGTATGAAGAATTAGATAAAATTGTAACACCTTTTTTATTTTTATAAGCATTAAAACTATCATCATAAAATGCATTTTGTTGAGTTAATGTATAAGGTGTGGTTCTATATTTTCCTGGTATTAAAGATAAATCTTTTCGTTTATTTTTAAATGACGATTGTATATGATCATAAATTCTATTTTCTAATTCTAATAGTGCCTTATCTCTTATATCAGTAATTGTGTGACTATGTGATCCTGCGGCGCCTGTAATCGAGGATTTAAATGCGACTGTTTTAGAACCATCATGTCCTTCTATAACGACTACTGTTCTAGTTCCTGTCTCGTCTACATAACTATTAGGTTTAATTGCAGGCGATACACCAAGTTTAGCTAAAGTTGGAGGTATAAAACTTAACCCTTCGTCAATACTAACTTTTATCACAACTTTGCCCGAACTAACAGCACTATCTAAAGTGATTTTATTAGTAGTTGATGTAGTATCTAATGTATATAAATCACTTGTTAAAAATGTTTCAACTCCGTTAGTATCAATAGTATAAACATATACATGATTTTTATATTGTTTTGTTCTTGTAATATTCCTAGGTAAATTAAAATCAGATGTGCTACTAGAAACATTATATGTTTTTTCTACCATATTAAAATAATACGCCATGTCACTATTTGCAAAAGGAAACGTATTATTTTTTCCTAAATTAATATCGTATAATGCCTGATCAACCAATGTGCTTAATTTAGTTGTTGAAGCTTCTGATTTGTTTAATTGTTCTATCTTTTGAACAAATTTTTTCTTAAAAACACTATATGCATCAGAAACATAATCTAATGCTAACTGAGTATCATAATTTTCATCTGCTAATGTTAACCCCAATTTTAACATAGGAGATAGTTGTTGGTTAACTATGCCTCCTAATTTCTTTTCTTGTAATATGTTTCTATAATTATTATTACCAAATGCAGATCCGGTTAATTCGGGTTGAGCATTTATTATGCTTTTAAAATGATTAAATATTTCACTATATTTTACATTACCTGCATCGTTGTTAGATGCATTGTTTTTAAGAATAAAAGGTACATCATACGCCCACTCATCAGTAGAACTAGTATCTGTTGTGAAAAATTTTACATCTACAATATCTCCTTCAGAAAGTATATTTTCTTTGCTTTGTGCTAAATTTGAAGGAGAAAATACAGTAACTCCATTAGCTATTATAGTTTCATCTGTTCCTATACTCTCATAAGGTATAACCATTTTTTGACCGTTAAAAATATAATGATTATTGCGTGACAGTTTATTACCATTATGAAATACTTCGGGCCAGCCTTGTTCTTGTAATTCTTCTATAATTATAATTTTACCAGTTGTGCTTCCCGGAGCAGAATAATACAAAATATTATTTGTTTCGTTTGATGCAATAGCAAAAGTAATAGTTGCATTATTATTGTTATTGTTTGTAACCGTTGAGTTACCTGAATAGGCAGTACCGCCACTATCTTGTATTTGAAGTGCTGTGGTTCCGTTGGTTACATCAAATGTATACGTTTGGCCTTTAGCCAAATATAACGTAGGATTTATTCCTGAAAGTTTTTCAAATCCATAAGCAGACTTTAAATAAAATTCCCAACCTGTTGCAGATGCTTGAACCCAATAATCTCTTTCGGGCTCAAAGTTTGTTGTTCCTAAATCTATAACAAAATCATCTTGTGCATTTGTAACGTCTTGCGTTACAGTTATCGGAGTTCTTACTTGTTTATAACTTTGAGACCAACAATTATTAAAAGAATATTTTGTAGTATCTCTATCATATTTTCGTAAATAATAAAATCCTAATATATCTACCGGAGTTGTTGCTTTATTATACTGATATATTGTTTGTTTAATACTATTTGAAAAAACAATATTAGAAGTATTTGTAGTTGTAATATAACTAGACGTATTATATGTTAAAGGAAATCCTAAGTATGAATCATCCGTTCTTGTAGATGTTATAGTATCTTCGAGATATTCAAATACAGTATTACCAAAAAAGTCATTTGAATTATATTCAGATAATGGATTATTTAATGTGTCATATAATTCAAAGTTAGGTGGTATATTTGCTTTAGGTTTTTCTTGGCATTTAATCCAAGTCTGTGTTTTACCATTAAACCAATAATCTATACCTTGTTCAGAAGTAACGGTTGTAAGATTCCAATATGTAACCTCGCCATGATCTATACCTGGTTCTTTTCCTTTATTTGTCGAAGAACCTGAAGCATCGATATAATAATTATCATTATGTTTTACTATAGAACCGGTAGTATATGTAGAACTAGAGTTCCATAAAGAAGCACCATTTAAACAAGTTATAACATCACCATGAGTAGGAGTACCACTTCCTCTACCATCGGTTGCTAAAGTTAGTGCCGATGCTCCTGTTTGATTAGTATTGACGGTAAAAATTTTATTTTTATATGTATCACTTGTAGCATTTGTAAATAATACTCTATCACCATTTTGTATGGTATAACCGTCGTGTACCTCATCTGCAGGATTATTAGGTTGTCTAAAACCATTGTCTCCGTCGGTTACATTCATTGCTTCAGATATAATTATATCTACAGGCTTTCTAAAATGTGTACCATGATTGTATAAATGTAAATCTCTTTCCCAGCAAATAATAGGACGTTGAGCGTAATCATCGTCTGTAATGGTTCCATCTATTTTAAATGATTGTGTAAGACCGAGCATTGTATTAACCGCTTTAATAGTATCAATATGATACCAATTATTTGCTCTTGACCATGCGTTATTATCTCTGCATTCTCTAGAGATAGTAATATACTGAGCAGTCCAGTTAACGTCTTTATTTGAATCTATTAATTTCTCAGGCCTTCTTTTTTGACCTCCCATAATTAATAATTCTACACCTGAACCTGTATATCCTGCTCCAGCCACGCTCTGTGTAAATCCAGTAACTGCACCATTTGCTAATGTTGCTGTAAGTACTGCATGAGTACTAGGACTACCTGCAACATCATAAACATTACAAAAAGGCGGGTATACATAATCGGCTCCGCCGACTCCTAACGTCGGACTAGTCACGGGATTATTTGTAGTTGATGTAGTTACAGTACCTGTGGCTTGCGTAGGAGTAGCAATACCCATAGAAGTTTCGGTTACTTCAGTTAGTGTCGATTCATCAGTTAATACTATTTTTGTTCCAACACCCGATACCCTATAAATTTTATTGTCATCAGAAAATGCTAATCGCATTCCGTTTTCTAATGTTAATGTTCTTTCACCATGTATTGCTTGTGCAGATGTTGTATGTGTTCTCTTGCCTTCTATATTTGCTTTGTTTTCTTCATGTAGTCCAATTAATGGTAATCCGTATGGTATCCAAACATACCTATTCCAATTAACAAACATATCATAATCAATAGGCGGAGTCCATGAGTAACTGTTATCGGAAAATAATTTATCTAAGTTTGTTGTATTACTATCTAAGTATTTTAATTTTGTAATAATATCATCATACGTAATTATTTTTTCATAATCTAAAGATGCAGGATCTTGACTAATAACCGCCGGATCTAACTGATATCGATTTTTTAATGTTGTGCTACTATTAATATAAACATCATCGGATGAATTTCTTATATTACTAGTTTTTTTACCGATATATGCAGAAATGTTTTCTGCATCTCCGCTTTGATTCAATTTATCTAATGTAGTAGATAATATTTTTTTATTCAAATCTGTTTGAAAATAATCAGGTAATAAAGTAGAAGTAGATCTGTTAGAATAATTTCTATTAGTAGATCCTGGTATCCTATTATTTTTTTGATTGTTTTTAGAGTTTGCAGTATAATCAGCCATTAATAATAACTTCCTCCGCTTGAGCTTGAACCTGAACTAGTATTTGCCGAAACACCTGTTATTGTTGTAGTTGCAGTTTGACCTTCTATTTGGCCAGCTGCTATCCTTATGTTTGATTCTGTATAAGAATCTACTATTTGTATATCAGATACTTTTGCGGCACTTATAAATAGTTCGTTTGCATTTGGCGTAACCTGAAACATGTTACCAAATCTTGAACCTGAATCTGTAGGTACAATTACAATACTTGATATTATACCTATCATTTGTCTGTGTATATAACCTGCTAATTCTGTAAAGTAAAATGTTTCACCAAAATTCCAGTTATCAGGATCAAAATACAAATCTATGTAATTAATAATTTGTGCTTTAATTTCGTTGTCTGTTAAGTTAGTAGTAGGATTCTTAACTACTTTAAATTTTGCTTGTAAAGCATAATCTGCTTCAGATCCGAACAAAATTTTATATTGAGCAGACTTATATATAATTGTGTCTGACGATGATTTAGCAGACTCTATTGATGTAAACATACCTTTTAATTGTTCTGTTGTAAATTCTAATGGTCTTGTTGTTGCTCGTCTATCATTTTTTAACCAATTTGCAAAAGCAGTATGATATGAATTTGTTAATACAAATGTATCTACAATGTTTGTTACTGCTGGATCAATTCTAACATCAGATGATGATGCATGTTTCCATTTAAATCTAAGATTTGATCTACCAGTATATGCGGTGTAAGATAAGTTTCTAGTCCATTTCCAGTATGTAGGATTTGTAGTTAAATTACCTAAATTTACATTTGTTTTTGATTCATATTCTGCACCATTGTATTCTACCTTATCGCCTACAGAATATGTTGTAGCAGACGACCATGTATTTACAGTACCATCTGCTTTCAAAGGAGGAGGTGAAGTCATTAGTGTTTTGTATGTGTAATTATCTATTATTTCATCTTGTATATAAATTGTTTCAGTACCAACAATTTGATCAAATGAATAAGGATTATCAACAACATAATCTCTATTTTCGTCAGCAAATTTTAGTAATACTCTTCTAGGATCCGAATAACCATCATCATAGGTATAATAACCGCTTATATCAAAATCATAATCTGTTGTTAATAATGTATTACTTAAATTATCAGGAGAAGTTATAACTTTCCAATATGTCGTTTGTGTAGCAGGAGCTTGATTTGTGTTAGAATTAGCCAATGATTGATATGCTACACCTGATAATTTAACTTGATCTCCTATTGCATATGTTGTAGCAGACGACCAAGTAGATAATGGAGCTAAATTAATATTTAAAATTCTAATTTGATCTTTAATTGCTTTTTTTGTAATTTTACTTACTTTTTCTTCTAATTGTTGATTAAAAAATCTTACATTATTAACAGACCCAAAATTATACTTAATTGCTCTTCCTATAAATACCCATTGATCGGTTTGATATTCAATTCTAATTAGATAACTATAATCAGTATTATTTCCGCTAGTGTTCTCGCTACTTAAACTAAAAGCACCTGTTTGAGATGAACCTAAATTTGCCGCTAAAATAATTTCCCACTGACTATTTTCGTGATCAAATCTTATACCAAAAGAATTTTTTAATCCTAATTGAGTTGAAATATTTGTTAGTTCTGTACTATCAAATTTTCTATTATATGCTGGTGCTATGGACTTAATTCTAACATTTGTAGGAATATTTCTAGACAAATGTATGGCTCCATACCCTTCGGTTGTCTTTCCAGTATAAGCAAGCGACGTATCTGTTATACCTCTACCATCGTTATCTATGCTTGTAACACTTGCCCATGTTGTCGGACTTGTGTCTGTGTATGTCCCATCAGCATTAGGTTGAACAAATTCTATGTTACAACCTTCCTCAATTATTTTACCTATGCTATTAGTTGTATTTTCATTTCTAACAGCAATAACTAAAGTATTAGTTGTGTTAGCAGTAAAATAACCAGTACTCATTTTATCGGTACCTGATACTCTGTTCCATTCCCACATATTTGCTGCCTGAGTAGCTTCGTCTGTTGTTTTCCAATATACAGTTGTAGAACTACTCGTACCGCCTATAAAGTTATCCTTGTATTTTTGATAGTAAAAATTTTCAACTTCGGGTTCTTCTAAAAGAGGTTGTATATATTGTTCGATAATAGCCGTATCATTTAATGAAGAAGGTAATGCCAAAGTTTTTCTTACATACGTTTCTTCTTCGAACATGTAACCATCATCGCCAAATATAGTCAAATCTTTATATGTACCTGTCGGATCATTAACATCTACATATCTTGAATGGCCACTATGTATTCTATTTGTGCTTTTTATTTTTTTAATATCTGATGACGCTTGCAAAGGATATACTGCATAATCACTAGCAGTTATCATTCTATTTTGTGTAGAATATACAAGAGGTGCTTTATTTTGAATACTTGCAGTAGTTTCTGTAATTGCACTATTAGAAATAGGTTCTTCTAAATCAGCAACTATAGAAAGATTATACAGTTGCCCGTCAGTTCTAGAATAATAAGGTATTGAAAATTCTATATTAGACATATCTTCAGGTCTAATAGTATACGAATTACCATTAGTTGATCTATACCATGTTCGTATGATACCTTTAGGTGCATTTCCAAATCTACCATCTGCAAATTTAATACTGATATTATCATTTGTTCTAGTTACGACTTGATATATATTTCTTAAATTGTTTTCTACTGCATTAAAAATTACATTAGAACCTACTGTATTTTGAACCTTGGTCCATAATGCATTTACTGTTCCGTCTTGAGAAATAGTTTGAACCCATACATCATCTTCACATATGTTATTAACATTAATATCTATGACTTGATTTTCTATAGGTGTTTGTATTAATGTATCTTTAAAATTTAATGTACCTTGTTTAAAATAAAAGAAAAAACCTGTATTAGTGCTTGCATTTCCCTTTCCGTCGTTTAAGTAAATGCATTTAAAACTAGAATTTGGATCAGGAGCAACCTCACTAAAACCCATTGTGGACGAAAAATCTACATTACAAATTTCAAAATCTGTAGGTTCGCCGTTTATTGAAGTAGAAAAATTATATACAACATTTTGTTTTAATATAGAATTTATATCATATATTTCTGTTTTTATACCGTCGGATATTCCTGATTTAAACGGGGTTCCAAATTGCGATGTACTATTAAATGCAGAATTCATTATAGAAAGAAATTGTTCGTATGCATTACTATTAGCTGAATCATTCCAAACAATATCTGTATTTGCTATACTATTACCATCAGAATCTATTATTATTTCGTCTGTTCTTACAGACTTTACTTTAATTTTTCCTACAGAATTTTTATTTCGAATAGGATTGTAACCTAAAAATCTTGCAAGACGTAAAACCGATTCTCTGGCCTGTGCAGTTTCCATAAAATTTTCTCTAACTGCAAAATCTAATCTAAAAGCCAAACTATGACCTATATATGCTATTAAATCTATTAAACTTACAAATTCCGAAGATTGGATCCAATCATTGTAATCTTCAGGATAATTTAATCTTATGTAATCTACCATTGAGGCTTTAATAGAATCAAAATCATATGCTTTAAAATTTGCTTGAGCAAATGATTGATATACGGCTGTAAAGTCCTCAGCTGCAAATAATATGTCTTGTCTTGTGGCCATTTGTTATCCTAATATAGTTGTAAACTAGAACCTGATGAATCACTTAACTGTCTATCAAAATTTAATTCTAACAAATCTTCTTTATCTGTAGGATTATAAGTTAAAAACAATTTAACACTAATTGCATTTTGATTCGAATATGTATCTACTTTATTAAGTTGCCATCTAGGATCTTGAGAGACAATATTAATGCAGTCTTCTTTTACTGCATTTTCTGTGACTTCATTATATGGTTCAAAAAGTAAAGACCATACCAAAGAACCAAATGTAGGATCCATTATTCTCTCGCCTTTTTTGGTGTTAAAATGATTTATTAAATCTTGTTTAGCGAGATTAATATCCTGTGGCTTTCTTACATCGGTTCTAGAAGAATATCCTTTAAATAATATTGCCATAATTGTCCGTTCTATTATTATATTTATTGAAAAAATAAACCATATATTTAATTTTTTTGGTTGACTTTTGATCTTAAGAGTGTATAATACTTGTATAGGTTAAATTAGTTAACACTTGCTTAGGAGCAAATATGACAAAGTGGAACAGAACTAAAATTGCTAACCTACTTGCTACAAACAATAAGGCCGTTGAACGTGCCTTAGTAGTTATTTTTAACAATCAAGAGCTTGATGAGCAAGCATTTGATTCTACTCACAAAGCCAATGGTATTG